GGGTCGCAAGTACTGGAAAAAGCGCAGTTACATTTTCCAGGGCTTTGTACGTGAGAATCCCATTGGCGACGACAAAACACCGGACAATCCCATTCGCAAGTTCATCATTGGACCTCAGTTGTTTACCTTGATCAAGGGTGCCTTGATGGATCCTGAGTTGGAAGAATTGCCAACTGACATGTTGCGTGGCTTGGATTTCCGCATTGCCAAGACCAGCAAGGGTGGATATGCAGACTACAACACATCCAAGTGGGCTCGTAAAGAATCAGCCTTCACCGAAGCCGAACAGGCTGCTGTGGCCACACATGGCCTGTATGATCTCAGCACATTCTTGCCCAAGAAGCCCGGAGCAGTTGAGCTCAAGGTAATCAAGGAAATGTTCGAAGCCAGTGTAGATGGACAGCCTTACGATACAGAGCGTTGGGGTCAGTACTTCCGCCCTGCTGGTGTCAACGCACCAGCTGGCAGTGCAGCCGCTGAAGACGCACCTGTGCCTGCGGCACGTTCGGCACCTGCACCTGTTGCAGACTTTGACGAAGATGTTGCCGCAGCAGAAAAATCTTTTGCTACTGAACCTGTTGCTGCCCCAAAGCCAGCACAGAAGGCCGAAGACATTTTGGCCATGATTCGTAGTCGTCAGCAGAAGTAATCTGACGTTACACACAGGGTGATCCCTGTGTGTTTCTATATGTATAAAGGAAAAAACGAATGGCAAAAGCATTTGACGTAAGCAAGTTCCGTAAGGAAATCACAAAAAGCATTGAAGGACTCAGCATTGGCTTCAATGATCCCACAGATTGGATCAGCACAGGCAACTATGCCTTGAACTATCTGATCTCAGGAGACTTCAACAAAGGCATTCCACTGGGCAAGGTCACAGTGTTCGCCGGTGAATCGGGTGCAGGCAAGAGTTACATCTGCTCCGGCAACATCATCAAGAACGCACAAGAGCAAGGTATCTATGTGGTCTTGGTTGACAGCGAAAACGCACTGGATGAAGCATGGCTCAAGGCACTGGGAGTAGACACCAGCCAAGACAAACTACTAAAACTAAGCATGAGCATGATTGACGATGTGGCCAAAACAATCTCAACATTCATGAGCGATTACAAGGCCTTGCCCGAAGGCGAACGTCCTAAGGTCATGTTTGTGATTGACAGTTTGGGCATGTTGTTGACACCCACAGACGTCAACCAGTTTGAAGCAGGCGACATGAAAGGTGACCTGGGTCGCAAACCCAAAGCACTCACAGCCCTGGTTCGTAACTGTGTCAACATGTTTGGTAGTTACAATGTTGGCCTGGTTTGTACCAATCACACCTATGCAAGTCAAGACATGTTTGACCCAGATGACAAGATCTCAGGTGGTCAAGGATTTATCTATGCTAGCAGTATTGTAGTTGCCATGAAGAAACTCAAGCTCAAAGAAGATGAAGACGGCAACAAGGTGTCAGAAGTCAACGGTATCCGTGCGTCATGCAAGATCATGAAGACTCGTTACAGCAAACCTTTTGAAGGTGTGCAGGTCAAGATTCCCTACACAACAGGTATGAGTCCATACTCGGGCCTGACTGACCTGGCTGAGAAAAAAGGTATCCTCAAAAAGGATGGCAACAGACTGGCATTTACCATGCAGGACACAGGCGAAATTATCAAGTATTTCCGCAAGGCCTGGGAAGCCAACGAAGATGGCTGTCTTGACAAGGTCATGGCAGATTTTGCCAAGATCAAAGATGAGGTCGTTGTAGAAGAAGCAGGAGACGAAGCATGAGCGAAACAGTAGCAAGCGAAATCTGGAGCGAACTCAAACGTTATGTCAACACTGTGGATCGTGACGAAGCAGCCGAAGCTGTGGTTGCAATCTTGATTGACAATGATTCAGATGTGGATGATATCCGTGCTGCCTTCAAGAACGATGTGGATATCAAACGTGCGCTCACTGCTTATCTTGACAACGACAAAGACTATGTGGATCCTGAAGATGAAGACCCTGAAGAAGATAGCGATACCACAGAAGATGACGACTGGGAAAACTAATGTGGTATAGTCAAGTGGCCGCGGATCTGGGCAAGATCCCAGACTTCATGGCACACTATGATCGTGAGCTCACAGATGCCAAACGAGATTGCCGAATTGGCGGCATTGTTGAGAACAACATCAAGCTGCTTCCGGGCATAACTGAACAGAGATTCTATCAGCTTCAGGAAGTGGAAGCTGTGTTGAATCTGCTGAATATTCAGTTGCGCAAGATTCGTCGCAAGCACTTTCAAAAGTATCTGGAAGGTTACAATCGTGCTCTCAGCAGTAGAGATGCTGAAAAGTATGTGGACGGCGAAGATGAAGTGATTGACTTTGAAACCATTATCAATGAAGTGGCTCTGCTGCGTAATCGCTGGCTGGGTATCATGAAAGCACTAGAAAGCAAGAACTTCATGCTGGGCCACATTGTTAGACTTAGAGCAGCTGGAATGGAAGATATTCAAGTGTGACCATTAAAGTGTGATACATAATAGTATGAAACGCACAGCATTTGTAACAGGCATGACCGGCCAAGACGGTCCATATCTCGCCAAGCTCTTGGTCGAAAAAGGTTATCATGTTTATGGCCTTGTAAAACGATACTCTAATCCCAATTTAGACAACATCAAGTGGTTGGGCATTGAGAATGACATTGAGTTGGTCACTGGTGACATCACCGATGAAAACAACATGAATCATCTCATGCAGACTCTCAAACCCAATGAAGTGTACAACTTGGCTGCACAGAGTTTTGTTGGTGCTTCGTGGGATCTTAACAAACTCACCACAGAAGTAAACTCCATAGGCGTACTGAACTTGCTCAACGCTATCCGCAGCCACAGCCCTAACACACGCTTTTATCAAGCCAGCACCTCTGAGATGTTTGGCAATGCCACAGAAGCAGGCTCCCAAGGTGAAAATACTCCGTTCCGTCCAAGATCACCGTATGGCGTGAGCAAGTTGTATAGTCACTGGATGACCATAAACTTCCGTGAAAGCTACAGCCTATACACCTGCTCTGGTATCTTGTTCAATCACGAAAGTCCCTTGCGAGGTCGTGAATTTGTCACACGCAAAGTTACTGATGCAGTGGCCAGAATCAAACTGGGCCTAGCAGATTCAGTCACTCTGGGCAATCTTGACAGTAAACGTGATTGGGGATTTGCTGGGGACTTTGTGGAAGCCATGTGGCTCATGCTACAACAACCTGAGGCTAGAGATTATGTAATTGCCACTGGAGAACAACACAGTATTGGTGAGTTGTGTGGTGTGGCGTTTGAACATGTGGGAATAACTGACTGGACTCATCTAGTAAAAAGTGATCCTAGATTCAAACGTCCTGCTGAACTTTATAGCCTGCTGGGTGACAGTAGTCGAGCAGCAGTAGAACTAGGATGGAAACCACGTACAGATTTTGCAACCATGATTCGTGACATGGTTGATGCTGATCTAGCTAGGCTTCAGCCTGGAAAGTAATCTTCCAATCGGTCCGCCCGATGCTATTTCGCCCAGGGTCCACTCTGTGTGACATAGATCTTCAAGCCACTGTGCTCGTTCGGGCATGCGTGGCTTTTCTATATTTGCAAAATCTGTATTGGCCACTGGCAATGCCATGCTGTGTGCGCCAACAAATGCAGGAATGCCATCTATGATGGCTTGACTACCGGGACCTGAAGTTTCATTGACCACTGCCCAGGCAGCGGGCAACATGGTTCTAAAATTGAACTCATCGTAGGTGCCATGCAACTTGACAGGTTGCTGTATTCTAGTACCCATCCTGGGTCGAATTTTTTGTCTTGGGTGCGGGCGTATGATTATTGGTCTATTAGTGTGTGCTCTTAGACTGGCAATAGTTTGATCCAGCCATTGCTCGCTGGGCAGCAATCCTGCCCATTGTTGGCTGTCGTCTCGCTGCATGGCCACAAGAACATGATCGCCCTGATGCCAAGGCTGTAGTCTCACAGACAACTTGGCTGCACGGTTGTTTTCACGACCTTCACCAAACCATCCCGATGCATTTACACCATTCACTCCCATCTTCCAGGTCACACCTCGATTCAACTGTCCAATTTCCATTATTATTACCGGACGGCCCGAACAAGAAAACTCCTGCCACACAGCTTGATTTGCCAGCATCCGTCCAGACCACAAGTGGCTCCAAATTACTGCAACGTCAGCACTTGAGTCGTGTTCTTACACACGGATATGATGACGTTTGCAGCCATCGCGGAATGCTGCAAACACAGGCCCAGAATTAAGGGCTCCAAAGCGATTAAATATACTGATGTTCATGATATGGTATTAAATAGTTATTGAACAAACACTATGTATAAAATAAATTCTCTCTGGCACAGTCCCGAAC